GCTGATACAAGTTCTGCTTGAGATCTAAATGTTTCTCCAGCAGATGATGCAGCTTTGCCTTGTAGCATTCTGCCTTCGTAGCCATTAGCTTCGTTGTATTGAGATTGCAAACCTTGAAAAGCTATACCAATAGCTGCTGGATTACCAGAGTCTACCACAGAATCAAACGCGTCGATCTGGTTGTTAGGTAGGTTACTAGCAGCCCATTCAATTACTCTATTGTAATTAGCTTCTCCTCCTGCTGCGTTCTGAACACTATTAACTTGTGCTTCAGACATCTCAACTGATTGTTGAGCGGCTTGAGGGTTGTTGGCTTGGATTTCTAAATAAGCATTAACCAAATCTTGGCTACTCATTTCAGAAAACTTAGATATTGTTTCCTCACTAAGTTGACCATCATTTGCATAGTACTCTGCTGAAGCTTCGTTAATCAAACTGACCGCAGGAGCTTCGTCAGGTACCTCCTCATCGCTTCCTTCTTCTTCTTCATATCCTTCGTCGCTGCTTTCGTAGTCGACTTCTTCTTCTTCTTCGGTTTGTCCAAGTTTCTTTTGTAATGATAAGTATGCGCTTTCTAATTCTTCTGCACTTTTATATTTACCAGCTAGTAGTTGTTCTTGTTGTGCTACTAACTCTTCTCCTACTTCTAAAGAGTTCTGTTCCTCTGCGGTTAGAACCTCTGTATCAGGAGTATTATCATAAGATAAAGTTTCTGCCATTATTCAGGTTGTTCAATAGGTGGTTGTTGTTGTTGTTTACTTGGATCAGCGGCAGGAGAGTTAGCAAATTGACCAGCTTGTTCAAGTAGAGTCTGGTTCTGCTTCTCTTGCATCATTGTTTCCTTATCATTAACAACTTCTTCAGGAGTCTTAACAAGATTAAGTACGTCAATACCTTGTGCAGCAGCTAGACGTTTGATAGCTTCCAAAGGATTAATGAATTTCATTAACATCTCTGGACCTACAGTTCCTGCAACTGTTTGCATAAACATAGTTAAAGCTTCTCTATCTTGACCACGTCCTAAAGCATTAACACCAGCTACAATGGCTGGTCTAATCATATCTTTAGGTAGTTTAGGTAATTCGTTTGATCTTTGTAAAACTAAAAGAGTTCTATCTAGATAAGGTATTAAAAAAGATGTAGTTAACAAACTGAAGATGCCGCCGAGCTGTTGCTCTAATTCTAACTGAGTTAGTCTGACTTCTTCTGCTGTTACTCTCTCAGCATTTCTCACATTCATCACAAGGAATGCTTCGAGTAATCTTCTTTCTATAGTCTGAGCCATTTGTGCAGCCGTACTGAAGTCAGCAGTTTTACCTACTTGTACAACTTGTACGTCTTCTGCCCTGCCTTGCACGATTGCTCCATTTCCAGCCTTTGCAATAGTGGCTGGTTTTGTAGTTGAAGATGGGCTAACCAAAAAAATAACTTTACTAGCTGCACTTGCTCCTTCAACTAGGGCTTGTGATAATCCTTCTAGAGATTTGAGATCGCCAAGGAACTCCTCTACTCTACCACGTCCGTACTGTTCTCCGTCAACAGAATTAAAAGTCAGGACAAGCCAAGGACTTGCATTCTTAGGAGCTGTACTACGTGAGCCCGGTATTATCATATCTTCTACTTCTTGATACCATACCCATCTGCCGTTTTCTAGTTTCACGCACGTGTAAACTTCGACATCATCAGTATGTGTACCATTTGTTTTATCAACGACTGTGTTGGGTTCTTTCTTTGGAAGATCGTAACCGAGTACGTCGCGATTTATCAATTCCTTTGTAACTATTTCTAGGACGTTACCATTTCCATCTCTGTTAACGACGTACCTAGTAAGCGGATAGTTTTTGATACCATCTTTACCCATAAATAAAAGAGCATTACCACCAACAATTAAATGTTTAAGTGCTTGATGTATAACTACTCTGTCATTTGATGCAGCGATATAGTCCATGACCATTCGTTCCATCTTAGATAAAGAAAGATCAAGTTCTGATCTTGCTTCTGGAGGTAAATCTTCACCTAACTTATCTTCTCTTACCTGTAGCTTAAAGAAAGTTCCTTGTGGAGGAAGGATTGCAAGCATTAGTTTTGCTGCTAATCCCACTACACATTTAGAACCTACTGATTGCCAAGGAATATTGAGAGTTTCGTGTGTTGGTCTTGAAGATGTATCGTCTTGAATTAAATAAGGTAACGTGAGTTCTGAACAATCAACGGCTTTGTCTAGGAATTGTCGTCGATCTGTTGCCAGTTGATCGTATCTCTCACGAGCTAACATTAGTTAAGTCCCCCAGTTGTCTGGTCTGAACCTGTATTTAATTTAGGATTTAATTTAATTTTTAAAGATCCAGTACCTTGTGAGTATTGATTCTTTAATTTTTTACCAGCTTTCGTCTTTGGACTCACATTTGGATTAACATCCTTAATCATCTCTGGTTCAGGAGTTGGTCTAGGAGGTGCTGGTGGTGGTGGAGCTGGTGGTAGTGGTGGTGGGGGCGGTGGAGTCGAGCCTCCGAATATACACATTAGATTTCGTCCTCTGCTATGGATTTTATATAATCAATTACGCTTGCTTGTCCAGCTCTATACATAATTGATTGAATATCTTCTTTTGGATGGATAGGTTTCCACCCGAAGTTGTCTTCTAACTTCTTTAATAACTCATCAAGTCTTTCGTTGTGAAGCTTAAGAGTATTGAGGGAGATTGACATTCGAGTGTTCAAAAAATGCAGGCATTCTAGCTGCCTTGGTCTGAGAAAATTCTGGTGCTTTGCCTTCGTACATAAGTCGATCACTGGCATCTAGCCAAAATTTTTTGTCCAAATATCTATCGGAACTTTGTTTTAAGGGTTGCATTACCCAATTAATTGTTGCCTTTCTTAGCTTGTCTAATGACTGACTAGGTTTAAGTCCTAGCTCTGCACATACTAAAGAGTTAGCTGCCACATGGACTTGCTCATCTCTAGATATGTCTGCACTAACAGTTCTTAGACCGGCATCACCACAAAATCTAAAGAATGGTAGTAATACAAAGAAGATTGCTCTCTCTGCTACTAATGCTTTAAGTATTGTGTGGTCTGGGTGTTCCTCCCATGCTGCACGTAAGCGCAGTGCTTCAGCTTCGGCTTGGTCATCGACGCCTAGTGCGTTGGTGATGTAGCCAAGAGCAAGATCATGTTTAATCTCGTCCTTAACGTTTGACTCTAGAAGTGCTCTGGCAGAGTCGGGAACATTTTTATCAAGTGCTTCTGTAATAAACTCGCCAACTGGTAACTCCATATGGCGTATTGCAAGTGCACGGTAGATGGTTTCTTCTGCACCTTCTTTTAGTTTTCCTTTAGATGTTTGTACGGGTGTCCAAGATCTTTTCCGGGACAGTAATTTTAAGTAGGGGTTCATTGCTGACAATCACAAGCTATATCATCTGGTTTATTACTCATAATTTCTGCTAAGTAATCTTCGACTGAGGTATCTTCTAGTGCTGCGTAAGCATCTGTCTTATCCTGAGTGTCTCCCATTACTTGTAAGGCATAATATAAAGAAGTCTGTGGGCTGAGTAACCACTCTTCTATAAAAGCCTCATCGTAAGTCACCATATCGCTCCAACTGTTGAAGCTATAGCCATGAAGCAATTCTGTTCTTTCGAGCATAATCATTATCTGATCTGCTACTAACTTATAACTCTCCCATCCAACTTCAGATGCGATCTCTACATTTCCATAATTAACTTGCTCTACACCAAACTCACCTGAATCTCTATCAACTATTCTGCTAATAGGAGGTGCAATTTCTGGTGTAGCAGTAAAGCCTTTAAGGTCTCTACTTCTGTAAGAACAACTAGCGGTTGGAGCAATAGCAAATGCTCTTTCCATATGATTCTCACGAGCAATGTTAGCAGCTTGTTGTATGCCGAGGAAGAGCTCGCGTGCTGCTAATCCTGCGTAACCTTCGTAAGACTCAGCATTATTAGTTGCTTTTAAAGCCTTACCAAACTCGGCATAAGTAATATTATTATTGGCTAAGAAGTTGGCTAAGCCAAGCATTCCTAGTCCTACCTGTCGATCATGTTTTGGTTTTAGATACTCTCCAGATTCACCAACACCTGTTTTGCCATGGAGATCGCACAGTTCCGACATACCTTTAGCGAAAGCTGGTCGGAGGTCGCCGATACGACAGGCTGAAAGATTGATATGTTGTAGGAGGCATGTTCCACGTGAGGGCAGATAAACTTCCAAGCAAACATTCGATCTGATTCTGTTACCTTTTTTGTCATATTTTATTTTGTTGAGCCAAATGTCTCCTCTTGCAATTCCTTCAAGTATAGATTTCTTTGTTCTATCTTCTGTATTAGCCCATTGTTCTTTGGTAAGGTCAACACATCGTTTGACCCATGGGAGCTCGTGTCTTTCTGCTTGCACGAAGTCAAGAATATCGGCGTGATTAATATCAAGGTGAAGAACGCACGCGCCGTTGCGGTACGTCCCCCCGCGTCTAAGAATTTCATTTAATGTTGAGTAGATTTTTCCGAATGAGACTGGTCCACTTGCAACAAGTGAATCAGGTCCTTTATTTGTTGTTGTTCCTTTTGGTCTAAGTTCCGACAAGTGCACCGCAACTCCTGCTCCAAATCGCAGAGCATGCGACACAAATCTCCAGCTTGCTTCGATCCCATCGGGTCCTTCCATTGAATCCTGCACGTTAAAAATGGTGCAGCTTACGGGTAGACGATCTTGTGGATTATCAATCCATGCTTGGACTCGACCAGTCCTAGCTATCCAATTGGCTTCTGTTTTCGATTTCATTGAGTAAATAATGGGCAGCTTTTTTTAAATCTTTTAAGTCGTTGTCTTTATATCCAGCACGACATATATATTTGATTACATTTCCAAGGTGATAGTTCAGGGATTGATCTCTAATGAAATCCCATACCTCTATGTTCCCTCTCTGGTAGTAGTCAGGACCTTCGTTTTTTTCTTTTAGCTTCATAGATGAGTGGTGCTATTAAGTTATTTAATTTGAAAACTTGCTCTTGTAACCTTATGTATAGTTCCATCATGGTTTCTTTATCTATTTCATGTAGTGCTAATTGGATCTCTCTCATTTCTAAGTCTTGATGGAGGGTCAATTTTGTACTGTCCCACAGGTTGCCAGAGGATTGGTTCTCTTTTTTCATGATCGTAGTCGTCAGTAGTTAAAATTCTTGCTAGTCGTGCATTAATTAGCGCGTCTTCTTCAGTCATGTCTTTTTCTTTAAAAGTTTCAACGACTGCTTGCCATGTATATCCTTTTTCTTCAAAGATTTTCTCTGCTTTTTTAACACCAATGCCGGGAACTCCTGAATAACCATCAGTATTATCTCCAGCCATTGATTGTATTAGGTGCCACCTTGCTCCTTCTTCTGGAGTGATGTCTACAGTTTCTTTGAAGTCATATAGTTTACCGGGAATCTGTCTCATATCTTTGTCAGGAGAGACAATTATGTTTCCGGGATATTTTGTAGCATAGATTCCTATAGAATCATCGGCTTCGAGTGTATCTTTGAGGATAACTCTGTATTGTTTTTTAAGTTCCTGTATGACACGTTTAAATCCACAGGGCTTTTTTCGTTGTCGATGACCCTTGTATTCGGGCAAAATTTTTTTCCTAAAATTATTAGGACTCGTAAAAAACAATATTAATTCATCATCAAACGAACCTAGTTCATTTTGGATTCTGTCTAAATCTCTTTTGACACATTTCATAGCGTCAGAAAAGTTAGAAGTAACAACTATGACGTCATCACCAAAATCCATTTCTGTTTCTGCTGCTGCACAGCATTTATAGACTATATAGTCGCAATCAATTAATAATTTCATATTTAATGTACGTCAGCCCATGTTGGTCCTTCTTTTGCTTCGGCAGCTATGGGACAACGTAATTGGTAATATTCTCCAGCTAATATTGCTGATTTTTCTAATTCTTTTTTTACACCAACTGCATAATATGGTCTGCATTCGTATTGCAATTCGTCGTGTACAAATGCTAGTTGATGAGTGTGAAATGGTTGTAGTCGGTCATCTGCTATTACCATCCAACGCTTCGCGACAATTCCTGCCGAGCATTGAAGTAAATAGTTTAGTGCTTTGTGCGGTGAATCGACCAGCACCCTTCGTCCGTCCAATGCCAAGAGGTAACCAGCAGTAGCCTTATTTGAAACCGCTCCCAGTAAGTCACTGAGTCCTTCGATC